TGGCGAAAGCCAAGACCTCACTGGTGCTGGAGAGTCCCTTCGTGGGAACCATCGCCTTGAATATGCAGTACATCGTGACTCGGGAGGTTCCTACTGCTGCAACCAACGGCAAGTACATCAAGTTCAACCCCGACTTCATCGGTGGCCTTAACGATGAGGAACTCAAGTTCCTCGTAGCCCATGAGTGTTTCCATCCCATGCTGGAGCACAACTACCGACGTGGTGAGCGCAACCATCGCAAGTGGAACAAGGCAGGTGACTATGTGATCAACCAGTTGCTGGTCGATGAGAAGATCGGCAAGATGCCCAAGCAGGGACTGTACGACCCCAACATCTACAAGGCTGGCGGCGGTACATCCGATGGCATCTACAACATCCTGCCCGACGATGGCGATGATGGCTACGGCGGAGCCGGTGATCCGTTCGACAACTGTGAAGATGCTCCCGGTTCACCTGCCGAGGCAGCGCAGCAGCAGGCTGAGATGAAAGTGCAAGTGGCACAAGCAGCGCAGGCTGCGAAGATGATGGGTCAACTGTCTGCCAATATGCAGCGGCTTGTGGATACCGTGCTGCATCCCAAGGTGGACTGGCGTGATGTACTCCAACGGTTCCTCGTTCGGTGCAAGGACGATACCCGTACCTTTGCCCGGTTCAATCGGCGCTTCATCTCACAAGGACTGTATCTGCCCAGTGTCACTGGCGAGAAGATGGGTGAGGTGTGCTTCGCCGTGGACTGCTCTGGCTCCATCGACCAGAAGACCATCAACCAGTTCGCTGCCGAGATCAAGCGGGTCAAGGAAGACCTGTGCCCTGAGCGTATCCATGTGCTGTACTTCGACAGTGAGGTCAGCCACGTGGAGAGCTACGAGCAGCACGACGACCTCGACATCAAGCCACACGGCGGTGGCGGTACCGACTTCGCTCCGGTGTTCGCCAAGATCATCGAACTGGATATTACCCCGGTAGCCATCGTGTTCCTCACTGACCTGTGCTGCTCCAGCTTTGGTGATGAGCCTGATGCACCTGTGCTGTGGGTTACGACTGATCCCGGTGACGCACCCTTCGGTGAGATTGTGGAGATGGGAAGTTGACTGCCCCAGCACTGGGTGTGGTACCCCCTCTACCCGAGGGGTACACCTACGAGAATCAGCGGTTCATCTATCGGGGAATACGGATGAACATTGCACACAAGGGCTACATCATCGCCGAGGCACAGCAGAGGGTGAAGTACGTGCCTGAGTTCGATGACCCTGTAGGTCTGCGGTACATGGCCCGTGCCATCGACTACGACAACACGGTATTGCGCCCGTTCGACAACCGCCATCGGTGGGTGGACTACCCCGACATGGAAACACTGGTCAGTGCTGTGCTGGCCCGACACAGAATAGGAGTGAAAGCATGAAAGAACTATCCGACCGCGAGTACCAAGACCGAGTGATGGCGCTCGTGTCCCAGATCGACACTGCTATGGGTAGCGATACCCAAGAGTTCAGTGTGACTATCAACGCACTGCTCACGCTGCTTGCACTATCCGGTGCAAGGTCTGAACTGACGAGGGATGAGTTCGTCGCAGCAGTGGCATGGCAATTGGGCGAGATCATGTCTCGCATGACAGTAATTGATTCCCCACTTCAATAAGGAGAGTGACATGGCTACAGTACGTTTTAGCAATGAGTTGGTTAACGAGATCGAGCGCAATGCTCGTGCCAAGATGAACCCTGCCATCGCAAGGGCAAAGGAGCAGACGCTTGACAACGCATGGGGTCAGCGCATCTACGACATCCTGTTCCTCGAAGCCAAGCCGCTCATCGCACAAGTTCCTGCTGAGTGGTTGAAGACAGTGGACAAGATTACCATCAGTCAGGTAGCAAATAGCCCCTGTGCTATGACTTTCACCTTCGCTACTCCTCAGCCGTGGCCCCACAAGTTCTTAGAGACGAAACTCGCCAAGCGTGATGGGAGCTGGAGCGACGACATCATCCTCAGAGATGATCCCGTATGGGCTGAGTTCCTTGCTGAAGTCACTACCTACCGTGAGCGGATCAACGTAGCATCGCAGCGGCAGCGTGAGTTTGTGGATATGGTCAAGAAGGTATGCGGTGCCTACACCACACTGGCCCCGGCGCTCAAGGCATGGCCTCCCCTGTGGGAGTTGATCCCTGAGAACTACAAGAACAAGCACCGCGAGATCAAGGAGCGTGTCAAGAACGAGGTGGTACTCGATGTTGACATCGGGAAACTTACTGCTCTGAGCACTGCTGCCAAGTTCGGCATATGACAACACGTATCAACGTGGAGAAACGCAGGGAGTGGTTGCGCTCCCTGCGCAGATTCAAGCAGGGTGTGAGGCTCCGGTCTGCACTCGGCGTGATGGATACCTACTGCCGACAAGTTGCACTACAGCGTAAGGGTTCTACCCAATGGTCTGCACCCGATTGGGATAATGACAAGTGGGTTACACGCTTGTACACTTCGATCAGAGATGAGAAGTTCCCACCCGAGTTGCTTATCGGCTTTGCTGAGAGCGCAGAGGTGACGTTCCTCAATCCGAAGAAACAACCTACGCCGAAGGACGCACTGGAGTGTATGAACGAAGTGTGTACTCGGCTCAGTAAACGACTTCGCCAAAAGTTCGGAGTGTTCGAGTGAGAAAAATCAGTGTCACACCATCTGAGGCCAAGTTGCTGGATGCACTGTGTGAACTGGGACAGACCGACCTTGTGGCAAGGAAGACAGGATGGGCAGAGAGAACCGTAGAGGTGTATCTGGCACGTTTGATCAAGAAGTTGGGGTATCCCAACCGTTTAACTCTAGCCCTTGATTGGGATAGACAACAGAGGAGAAGAACACATGAGCAAAAAGATTTTGATTAAAGAGGACGCGCTGAAAAGCGCGATTGACGCAATGTCTGCGGTGGGTGTCAACATGAGGCTGAATGCGCCACAACTTTCAGGAAAATCATGGGGTGATCTAGACATCGCTAAAGCCGCTCTGAGCGAAGCACTGGAACAGCCGGCCACCCCACCCGCAGCACAGCCAGCACAGCAGGAGCCTGTGGTTTTTTATCGCTGCAAGGGATGCGGCCATGCATATGAGAACAGCCACCCGACTAGCTGCGACTGCATGGAAGCCAAAGGTTTTGATCGTGTGGATTACTACACCACCCCACCCGCAGCAGCACAGCGCAAGCCGCTGACGGAGGAACAGATCGACGAAGTATATGGAGAAGCAAGCGTGCAGTGGCAGCATATACCGCATGAGGATGTGGTGCGGATCGTTAGAGCCACCGAAGCCGCCCACGGCATTAAGGAGAAGAACACATGAACATCTCTGAAATCCTCATCACCGTCGGTCTGTTCGTTGGCGCACTCTGGTGGGCTTGGGTCGCTGACTGGGACGCTTGTGAGAAATGTGACTACGACTGTAACCAAGGGCGTGACTGCCCAGAAAGGAAAGCAAATGACTAAATCAAAACGCATTACCCGACACTTCGTCAAGAACCCAACAGCATCTGTCAAGGAGGCGGCACTCAAGTTCAATGTATCCGTGCCGTACATCTACGCCCTGCGCAAGAAGGCAATGCACGAAGCACAGGAGGAACTGTCCAAGGTGATCCTTGGCCCACAGACTGAGGAGATTGTGGTGACGATGGCCCCGACTGCCAACGACAGACAAGTCGGTGGTGATCACTACAAGTCAATGGGTGTGCAGCCGTGGGATGTGGTGGACACATGGCCCCGCGACCAACGCATTGGCTACTACCGTGGCGGTGCGCTGAAGTACTTGATGCGTATGGGCAGCAAGGACGAGTCACCGATGGAGGTGGCGAAGGGGCAGCACTACATCCAGAAACTTCTTGAGGTGCTGCATGAACAACAGTCCAACGCTGACAATAAGTAACAGCAGCACAAGCAGCACCATCACCAGCGGTGGCCCGTTCGGAAGTAGCGGGTCACTGACACTTACGAACAACAGCAACGAGCATGAGCAACTGTCCGTCGCAGACATCCGTAGGTTCAAGGAGATGTGCGAACTGCTTGACTACATCGCTTCTGTTGATCCCAAGTTCAGGGAATACATGACTGCGTTCAGAGCAAAGCAAAGGATATTGAGATGAAACAAGACACAGGTGGGCCAGCGTTTCCACGCGCCGGTAAAGAATGGGGAAATCAGGCATGGACTGAAGCAATGGCAGAAGACGGCATGTCGCTGCGTGACTACTTCGCTGCCAAGGCGATGCAGGCAGCCTTTGCGGAAATGCTTAGGGAAAAACCTTGCGAAGGTGCTGCTGCCGCCATCCGAGTCTCTGCCGTCATCGCCTATCAAATGGCCGACGCCATGCTGGAAGCGAGGGGCAAATGATGGACATCGTAACCATCGACTTTGAAACCTACTACGACAAGGACTACAGCCTGTCGAAGATGACCACGGAGCAGTATGTTCGCAGTCCTCTGTTCGAGATCATCGGTGTAGGCATCAAGGTCAACGACTACCCCACTGACTGGTACAGTGGGGAGAACCCCGGCAAGTTCCTCAAGTCGCTGGACTACAGGAACCGGGCGATCCTGTGCCACAACACAGCGTTCGATGGTGCGATCCTGTCATGGCATTTCGGCATCAAGCCGAGGCTGTGGCTGGACACACTGAGCATGGCCCGTCCGCTGCACAACGTCACTGTCGGTGGCTCCCTTGCCAAGCTCGTGACGTACTATGGACTGGGTAAGAAGGGCGACGAGGTGGTAGCTGCACTGGGCAAGCATAAGGCTGACTTCACCGAGGCAGACCTTGCTCAGTACGGGCAGTACTGCATCAACGATGTGAACCTGACCAAGCAACTGTTCGACAAGATGAAGGTGGGCTTCCCATCCAGCGAGTTGTTGGCGATTGATCAGACGCTGCGTATGTACACCGAGCCGACTATCGAACTCGATATGCCATTGCTGGAGGCGCACCTTGAAGAAGTGCGCACACGCAAGCGTATGCTGATACAAGACCTCGGCCTGAGCGGCGTGAGCGAGGAGGCACTGACCAAGATGCTGATGAGCAACGACATCTTCGCCAAGTACCTCAAGAACCTCGGCATCGAGCCACCGCGCAAGGTGAGTCTGACCACTGGCAAAGAGACGTGGGCCTTCGCCAAGACGGACAAGGGCATGACCGACTTGCTGGAACATCCTGACGAGCGTGTGCAGGGCGTGGTTGCTGCTCGACTGGGGGTCAAGTCCACTATCGAGGAGACGCGCACCGAGGCGCTTATTGGTGTAGCGGGGCGGGGCCGCTTGCCCATCATGCTTAACTATTATGGGGCGCACACGGGTCGCTTCTCGGGCGGCGACAAGCTCAACCTCCAGAATCTGCCAGCGCGTGGGAACACCACCATCCGGCGAGCACTCAAGGCACCCACAGGAGAACTTGTTATAGCGTGTGACTCGTCACAGATCGAGGCTCGCACCGTGGCGTGGGTAGCTGGGCAGGAGGATTTACTCGAAGCGTTCCGTGAGAAGCGCGATGTGTACTCTGAGTTCGCCTCCGAGGTCTACGGTCGCAAGATCACCAAGGCTGACAAGGTGGAGCGGTTCGTTGGTAAGACTTGTGTGCTTGGGCTGGGCTACGGCATGGGCGCTGAGAAGTTCCGTCGGACACTGGAGATCGGGCAGGCTGGTATCAGCGTGAAGATCGACATCAACGAGGCCGAGCGGATCGTTCGTCTGTATCGACAGAAGAACTGGAAGATCGTGCAGTTCTGGCAGAAGTGCGGCAACGCACTGAAGGACATCTTGTACGGTGGCGAGAACGAGTTGCACCCACAGGTGCGCTACGACAAGAAGGGCATCCGCTTGCCCAACGGGTTCTACATCCAGTACCCGGCGCTGCGCGAGACGGCCAGCGGGTTCATGTATATCTCAGACGCCCGCACCTACCAGAAGGCGATCAAGGATCGTGTGCTTACTGGCTCCCCGCCTGAAGACATCGCATGGACAAAAGTCTACGGTGGGAAGGTAACGGAGAACATCGTGCAGGCACTTGCTGCAATCGTGATCCGTGAGCAGATGGCGTCCATCGGGCAGCACCACCACGTTGCGTTCCAAGTTCACGACGAAATCATCATCACCTCACCGGCCGACACCGCAGACGCAGCAGAGCAGAAACTTGTTGCTGTGATGTCTACACCCCCCAAGTGGGCACCTGACCTACCCGTGGCCTGCGAGTCGGGCAAAGCATCTACGTATGGAGACACATGATGAACGACGAATACTCAGTGAACATCCACTCCGAGTCATTCGAGGTGTTCATCCGAGAACTCAACACGGTGAAGTACGGGCACGACGGACAGTGCTACTGGTACGAAACCCCCGACGGCGTGCGAGGGCGCAGCTTTACACGTGGGAAGATGTTGGCAGCACTGACCGCAGTGCGCATCCACAACCCCGGCATCAAGCTGCAACTCGTAGGCAAGCTCCCCAAACGCAAGGAAAAGAAATGAACATCAAAGAAATCAAGCGCGAACCCCGCAACCATGATGCCCTTCAGATTCTGGAAGCCGTGACCAACCAGATCAAGGACAGTCCTGATGCCACTGAGGTGTTCATCCTCGCCAAGATCAACGGCAATTACCACCGCTTCTCATCGGGGATCGGCAACTTGATGAAGCTTGTGGCGACACTGGAACTGGCGAAGTTCGATGCACTGACCCGTATGTCTGACGATTGACAACTGGCTGGTGTGGAGTACACTGGCCCTTCCAACGAACCAATCCCGCGAGGTAGTCCCTCGCGGCCCAATGCCATGCGCCTGAGCCATTCCTACTCGTCCATCAAACTGTACGAGAACTGTCCGCTGCGGTACTTCCGTCAACGCATCACCAAAGATGTTGTGGATGAGGGTGGCGAAGCGTCTAAGTACGGTGAACGTATCCATGCGTTCCTTGAAGCCCGACTGAAAGGGTCGGGGATGGACTCGGAGACGGCGCAGTACGAACCGCTGTGCCAGTCCGTGGAGAAGATCGCACGGGGTGGGGAACTGCACATCGAGAAGGAGTTGGTGCTGACTGAGAATCTCACACCAACAGGTTGGTGGGATGCTGACGCATGGCTGAGGAGTAAACTTGACGTACTTGTAATCACCGGCAACGATGCAGTGGTCATGGACTGGAAGACCGGCAAGCGCAACGCCGACCAGTTCCAGATGCAACTGTTTGCGGCGCAGGTGTTCAAGCACTTCCCCGAGGTGCAGCGGGTCAAGACTTCCCTCGTGTGGCTCAAGACAATGGAGATGGACACCGAGCAGTACAACCGCATCGACATCAACGTGGTATGGGCCGAGGTGATGAAGCGCATCCAGCGTATCCACGACTCACTGGAGCATGACAACTGGCCTGCCCGTCCCTCCGGGCTGTGCCGCTACTGCCCATGCCGACACGACTGTGACTACGCTAGGGTTTGACCCTAGAAGAAAGAACTTGACATCGCTGTAAAGGAGCGTAATATGAGCGCACTGACACCCGAAGGTAAGGTAAAGCGGATGGTGACGGAGGTTCTGAAGAAGTACAGACTGTGGTACTTCTTCCCCGGAAACAATGGGTTCGGCAAGAGCGGAATCCCTGACCTCATCACCATCGTAGACGGCGGGTTTGTGGGGATCGAAGTCAAGGCTGGCAAGACCAAGAAGCCCACGGAACTGCAAGTGCGCTGTGGCAAGGACATCCAAGCAGCGGGTGGACGTTGGTTCCTTGTGTTCGACGAGGACTCCTGCGCTGAGTTAGAACGATACATACAAGACAAGGTAGAGTGACATGCTGGTAGTGGAGAAGGCCAAAGCACTGGCCCTCAAACTGAACAACCCCAATCGGGTGCTTGATAGCATCCCGACGGCCAAGCCCTATGAGGTGCGTGGTATCCCCATCGTGATCACACCGCACCGGCTCGACGAGGTGAAGGTGCTGCGCAACCTCGGGATCAAAGCGCCCAGCCCCATCCTGCATTACTACAACTGGCCGGGGCAGTACACACCGTTCGACCACCAGAAAGAAACTGCTGCGTTCCTGACGCTGAACCACCGAGGGCTGGTACTCAACGAGATCGGCACAGGCAAAACCCAGTCGGCGCTATGGGCAGCGGACTACCTGATCAAGACCAAGCACGTCAAGAAGGTGCTGATCCTCTCACCACTCAGTACGTTGGAGCGTGTGTGGGGCGACGGTATCTTTACCGGCCTTGTGCATCGCAAGTTCGTGGTGCTGCACGGCACGGCTGAGAAACGGATGAAGCTGCTGCGCACTGAGGCTGACTTCTACATCGTCAACCATGACGGCTTCCCGATCATCAAGGACGAAGCCATCGGCATGTTCGATCTGATCATCGTGGACGAGGCAGCAGTGCTGCGCAACCCATCGACACAACGCTTCAAAATATTCCGCCGCTGGATCGACAGTAATCCGCAAGCACGTTTGTGGTTGATGACCGGGACACCGACGCCTAACGATCCGACCGACGCATGGGCACTTGCCAAGCTGGTAGGTTCGCCCTACTGCACCAAGACGTTCACGGCGTTCCGTGAGCAGGTGATGATGAAGATCGGCCAGTGGAAGTTCGTGCCGCGCCCCGAGTCTGTGGACATCGTGAAGCACATCCTGCAACCTGCTGTACGGTACACACGGGATGAGTGTTTCGATCTGCCCGACACAATCATCCAGACCCGGCAGGTGGAACTGACTGCCGAACAGAAGAAGCACTACACCCAGATGCTGCGGCACTTCGTCACTGAGGTAGCGCAGGAAAAGAAGTCGAGCGGGACGATCACGGCTGTCAACGAGGCTGTGAAGATTCAGAAACTGGTGCAGGTTGCCTGCGGCGTGGCGTATGGCGACGACGGTCAGAACATCGAGATCGACTGCACACCACGTATCAACTTAGTGAAGGAGGTGATTGAAGAAGCTGGTGAGAAGGTGATCCTGTTTGTACCACTGACAGGGACACTGCATATGCTGGAGAAGGAACTGAGCAAGCACTGGACGGTGGGTGTGGTCAATGGCGAAGTATCCAGCACACAACGCAACAAGATATTCCATGACTTCCAGCATGGCAAAGACCCGCATGTACTGATCGCTCACCCCGGAACGATGGCGCATGGCCTGACACTGACCACTGCATCGACCATCATCTGGTACGGCCCGATCAACAGCAACGAGGTATACGTCCAAGCCAACGGGCGTATCGAGCGCATTGGTAAGAAGCGCGTATCGAACGTCATCCACATCGAGGCGACAGACCTTGAGCACAAGATGTACGAACGACTGAGGAACAAGCAGAAGCTGCAAGGCTTGCTGCTGGATTTGATTCAACAACAAACACAGAGGTGATGACCGTGACAACCCCGAACATAGGTGATGTGATCCGCACCTACATGAAACTACGTGATCAGAAGACTGCCATTGAAGCGAAGGTCAAAGGTGATCTGACCACCCTCAAAGGCAAGATGGACAAGCTGGAGGCGTACCTCAAAGCGCAGATGGATGCGCAGGGGCTGACCAGTTTCAAGTCCGACTTCGGTACAGCGTTCCTGACTACCACCGACTACGCAAACGTAGAAGACTGGAACAAGACGCTGGACTTTATCCGCGACAACGATGCCTACGACATGCTGGAAAAGCGTGTGAGCAAGATCGCTGTGCGTGGGTACATCGAAGAAAACAAAGCTGTTCCCCCCGGCGTTACATACGGCACCAAGCTGGAGGTGAACATTCGCAAACCCGGTGCCAAAGCAGAGGACTGACAATGATCAAAGCGTTTAAGAAGTGGCTAGCGAAAGCAGCCTATGAGGGGGCAAAAGCAAATGGCCCGGTACTGGCTGCAAACCAGACCAACAAGTTGCACGACATGTTCTTAAACAACATGGCTGCGATGGTCGCGTTCAAGATTGACAACGGCTACGTGGTACGCATCATGAACCCGGAGGACGCCTATGTAGGTGCCCGGACGCCGGGGTTCGTGTACTGCGCCGACCATCAAGCCATCGCTGACCACCTCGTGTCGTCGGCCATGCGTGACAAGCTGGGCGTTCAGTCCGACATGTTCGAGAAGGAGAAACAAGCAGCACAGCCTGTATACAGTCCCCACAAAACCCGCGCCCTCGTCGGCGCAGCGCAATCGTCTTACCAACCCTAAGGAGTCTCACAATGAGCAACATCGTCCCCGTAAATGTCCAAGTCCCCGCACACCTCGCTGGCCGTGTCGGAGTTCCCTCTGCCCTCGGCGCTGCCCTGACTGGTGGCCTGTCGTCTGGTCAGTCTTTCCCCAAGATTTCCATCAAGGCCAGCCGCTTCCGCATCAAGGAAGGCGACACCGAGACTGTGCTGGACTCCACCACTTTGGACGTGGTGATCGTCGGTGCCAACCCCCGCCTGTCCAAGACTTGGTACGCCAAGCAGTGGGATAAGGACGCAGAGCCTGCTGCACCTGACTGCTTCTCGCTCGATGGCATCTCGCCTGATCCCGAGTCTGAGTCTCCGCAGAACGATCTGTGCGCAAGCTGCCCACACAACGCCTGGGGTTCCAAAGTGACACCCACTGGGCAACAAGTTAAGGCATGTGCAGACAAGAAGCGACTGGCTGTTGTCGCTGCTGATGACGCAAGCGGCCCGGTCTACCTGCTGGAAGTCACACCTGCTGCGCTCAAGGGATTGAACCAGTACCAGAAGGAACTGTCTGTGCGTGGTATTCCCCCTGAGATCGTCAAGACTCGTGTATCCTTCGACACCGACGCTTCGTTCCCGAAACTCCAGTTCACCTTTGGTGGCTTCCTTGACGCTGACGTACAGGAAGTTGTCGATGGACTGTTTGGGACAGCCCAAGTCAAAGAGATCACTGGTGAGAACCCCAGTCAAGCCGTTGCTGTGCCGCAGATTGCCAAGCCAGCCCCGGCACCAGTTGCGCCGAAACCCGTTGTCAAGGCAGCGGCTCCCGTAGTGGAACCTGCACCCGCCCCTGCACCCGCACAGGCTGCTGCCCCTAAGCGTGGTTTCGGCGCATCCAAACCGGCTGCTGCACCCGCAGCGGCACCCGCTCCTAAGCCTGCTGCCAAAGCTGCCCCTGCACCTGCTGCTGACGCTGTATCGCTGGCTGATGAGATCGCCGCACTGGTTGGGGAGGTAAGCGCAGATGACGCCTAAGCCGCCTCTCGACTTTGCCAAGGTCGAGGCGCTGCGCAAGCATATGCTCCTGACAACTCAGGATATGTCCGAGTTGCTAGGAGTCTCACGGATGACTTATTATGGGTGGGTGAAGGGCAAACCCCTTCGCAAATCCAATGATGAGTCAGTCCGAACGATGCTGCGCAAGTTGCTGGATGTGATGACACGACACAACTGGCCCACACCAGAGGTGATCGC